GGTTGATCTCAGCCTCCACCAGCCCCGGCAACTCGAACGGGGTTGTGGAGCCAATCTGGAACAACTCATCTAGTCGTTGCTTCGCTGCTGCCGATGAACCCATAAGCACATTTAGGCGGGTTTCGAAGCCCTCCATTTGTGACCCCGCCGCGACGAACTCCTTGGAGCCCGTGAACATGGAGCCGATGGCCTTCCCTGCCACATTCGCGGCGACCTTCAGTAATGCCAATTTTGACGCCATCTCTGTCCATTTAGTGCTGGACGTCTTGGCCTGCTTGCCTGCCTTCTCAGCAGCCCCGCCAACCTGTTTGATCGATGGGCTTGCCTTGTCGTTCAGGCGTATGACCATTTCGATGACGTTCTTGGCCATCAGTCACCCCTTGAGCACGACGGTCGGAAACACTGGCAGACCCTTGGCAGACAGGGACTCCATGATCCGCGTGCTTGCCTTGTCGCGCTCGGTGTAGACCAGCATGCAAAGCCCCAATTCATACGGATCCAACTCCAGAATTTCGTGGGGGTATTTGCCGAACATCTTGCCCAACTCCCCGATCATCAGCAGGTACTCCGGCTGCTTTGCGAAACCCCGCAAGGCGTGTCGCCGCCTCGTTCTCGTCTGTGGAAAGCGCCATGATCCGCGTGAACAACTTGTCCGAGACCCCGGCAGGCATTGAGCCCACCCACAGCACACCCTTGTCGGGGTCCTCCTTGCTCTTGTCGATCACCAGTTTCAGATCATCCCAGGCCCCCTCGCCGTCACCGACAGCCATGGTGCCCGCTGCAACGGTGGCCTCCTGGAGTGCCGCCAGGTCTGCCGCCTGTTTGGGGTTGATCCGCTTCATCATGGCTTCAACGTCCATGTCCTCGTCTGCCTCTGGTGTGGCCATCGCCATCGCAGCAAAACCGACCTTGGCGAGATCGGCGCTGCATATGCGACGGACCCGCCAGAGTAGACCTCCAACCGCGACCTCATCGATGGACGCGTTTCTGATTGCGTGTAGAATGCTCATGGTTTCCTCCCGGTTGAGCGTGTTGTTTAGTTACCGATTCCTGTGGCGTCATCATTCACGACCACGATGCTGCACCCTTCGTCACTGCCGTCCGATTGTCCGACCAGCGTGATACTCTGGCGCACGATGTTGGCGTCCGAAATTGGATCGCTCACCTCGCTCAAATAGGCGTTATGGACATTGACGGTAAATGTACCAGCGCCACTGGAGAACACGATCGTCGCATCGCTCACTGTGTCGGCGGTCAGTGCCAGTGCCAGTGCATCATCGACTTCGACGGTGACGGACATTTCAACGCTTTGAAAGTCGGAGCGCAGCGGCTGAAGGGTCAACGACGATCCCAACTTTTGACGGGTTGCCAAGCTGTTGTTTACGACCAGGCTCATGTCGATCAGTGGATAGTTGACGCTGTTGAAACTTAGGGTGCCTGCCTGGTGATGCAGCACCGGTGTCTCGGTACCCGCGAAGTCAGAGTCGGTGTGCGTCGTGGACACGCGCCCGTTCGTGGTCTCTGAGATCACTGCACAATCAATCGTGGCGACGCCGCCGGAACTCACTGCGAATGTGAAAGTGTTGATGCGCGAGCCCTCGAATACCTCTGTCGTGCCGGTGCCTCGGACGTTGGCAATAGATAGCCCTGGCTTGTCCGTGGTTACATGGTCCGACAGTGTGTAGGTGTGGGTATATGGACCGCCGCCCGTGGTTGTCACCTTGCCAAGAGCGTGCTTCAAAATCATGCCACAGTTTTCATATGTGGCTTCGATCTGAAAAGACCCACCCGCGTTGTCTGCCTGGACGAAGTGGGCCCGCCGCATAGCGCCAGCGGCGCCCGTTCTCAGGGTCGGGCGTGGCACCTTCTCCACGGTCCTCAATAGGCTGGTGCTGATTGCTGGCCTCCATACGGTAGGCGAAACGGCCACCCCGTAGTAACCTGTCGCTTCTTCTCCGAAGCCCAATGCTGCGCCTCTGCCGTGGTAGATTGATGCCATTTAGGGCCTCCGTTTATGTTGGTTCTGTTACGTCTTTGACGCGGATGGTTGTTCTGAAATCGAGTTTGCGCCCGCCGGTCAATTCGACCGCCAGGATCGCCACGTAATTGGTGCCGGATGCTCCAGCCTTGATGGTGGTTCGAACCCAGCCAGGACCCACCATTCTGATCGACGTAGCATCAACCATGGACGGGACCGGGTTACCGGCTGTCTCGACATCATAGCTGACGTTGTGTATTTCCTCGAACGATCGCGACCCCTGCGATGGGATGTGCCGCGATGCCAGAACCTTCGACAGGTTCCACCATAGATGGATCGTCTCAGACGCCGCCTTGTGTACCTCGGTCCGTGGGTTGGTACTGCCTGGTGTCTCGGGCCGTGCCATGACCACCCGCTGCGAACCGCTGCCCGGTGTGCCGACCTGGATGGTGCCTGTCTTGGCTGTGCCTGCTGCGGTGAATGAACCGCCCGCCGCCACTGCATTGGAGTTGCCCCAGTAGACCCACAGCAGAACACCCGCCACCGCAGCAACTGACCCATCGATGTCCACCAGTCCCACGTTGTCAACCTCAATGGAGCCGGTGCGCGTGGTGCTGTTGAAGCTGACCAGTTGATAGGTCTCCAGGGTGACACCATCGGCATCGGTAACGCGCACATCGTCGCCTGCGTTGTCCACGTTGCCCCAGAACTCGGGCCATTCACTCGGCAGGGCTATCGTCACATCCTCCTGGGTTGCCGATGATGCCGTGTTGTCCACACTGACAGCCGCTCGGTGGGTCCAGTCCTTGTCCATCCAACTCATCAGGCACCCGCCGTTTCTGTGTACTTGATTGTCAATAACAGCACAGCCAGACCGAGACCGGGCCGATCCAACTCAGCGCCGTCGTAACTGGCACCAGCGATCTCGATGTCTCTGACGTTATTGCTCAGACTGCGATCTGCCTCCAGCGCACGCATCACATCATCTTGAAAGTCCAGCGCATCCAGCAGGGCCGTTCCTGGCTGTGAATTGGTAGCCCCGCGCCAGCACTCCACTTGAACGCTCATGGTGCGGTCATAGCGGGTCAGCACGGTACTCCCACCGCTCTGCGACGATGAAACCCCGTTAGGGTATAGGTAGACGCCTGGGACGCGGTGTGGGGCGAATGTGGCCCCAATGACCACGGCATCCGATCCACTGACGTCGTTGACATAAGACCCCGTGCCGTTGACGTTCTGGATCTGCGTCTTGACCTGGTTCAATATGGTCCGTTCAAGCCCCATCAATCACGCTCCGAAGGGCCTGGGCCATGTTGTGAACGTATAGGCCGGGCGCCTTCTTCAGTGCGTGCTGTCTGGCCGGTGCCAGGAATGGGCGTTTTTTGTTCTTGACTGACTTGACCAGGACATACCAGGGCACACCCGTGCTGGCCTGGACGATCAGATGGTTGCGCCCTCCATACCAGTCCTTGTGTAGGAACCTGAAATTGCTGTCACCCCTGATGCTGTGCTGGTTGCGGTCATCGCCCGCCGCCGTCAGTGCTGGTGGCAGTGGAATGCGTAGATACTTGCCCTTCGGCCTGATGATCGCCGGTTTCCCTGTCTCATGGGAACGCGCATACGGCACATGGGAGGACCCTGCCCTGACGAACGCATCCACTCGACCACTGCCGGGCCTGATGCCGAACCGAACCGACTGCCACAAACGCCCGCTCCGAACGTGCAAGGGTCGACCACCTGATAGGTGATACTTGGCGCGTTCGTCCATGTCGACAGCCAACTCAGCCGCTGTTTGCGCCATGGCCTCGGCCAGTGCTCCCGTCCTGACGGCTGCGTGCATCCGATCTGAGAACTCGTTCAGGTCCATTCAGCCCACCCATGTCGAGGCTTGACGGTATGGCTGCAAAGCCTCGCGCACCTCGGGCAGTAGGTCTAACCCTTTGACGGATATGGAACCCCCGGCTTGGCTCACCGATGTGCGCCCAACGTGGTCACGGCCCTGGAACCAGTGCGTAACCTGGAGCCCTGCTGCGTGTTGTATGGCCTCGGGAACGGTAGTCCACCCAACCACGGCGATCACCTTGATGGCTCGCGTGGTGCCGGACCAGGACCCGTGGACGCTGGCGTCCTTCAGGTACACCAGGCCCTCGGCACCGTAGAGATCGTAATCAGACCCCGCCACCAGGTCACCCGACCCATAGGTGCGATCCGTGCTGTCGTGGATGCTGGTGATGGATTGGATCGGCATGTAGGGCAGTTGCAGAGCCTGACCGCCGGGGCCGTCCAGATACAGTGTATGGGCGGTGTCCTCAAGTGTGGGGTTGCCGCCTGTGGTGGGTGCTGGCAGGCCGAGAAACGACGCAAAAACAGAGTCGGCCCTGGCTACCAGGGTTGCGATATTAACGTCCTCTGCGGTGCCCTGGATGCCTCTGATGTAGAGACGGGCTTGCTCTGCGGTCATCAGTGCCATCAGCTATTCAGCCTTCTTTGCTTTGGGCTTCTTGGCCTTGGCTGGCTTCAGCCATGCCGGGGCATCGGCACCATCAGGCACCACGATGTCGCGGGTCTCGCCCTCGGTCCAGTGGGTGCCGGTTGGCCATTCCCCTCGCTGGGTTGCTGTGAGCTTCATTTGGTCACCTTCTTGGTCGTGCGCTTGGTGGGTGACTTCACCGCACGTGATTTCTTGGGCTTGGCGACAGCCGACCCCACGGGCTCAAAGGCATCACCGAAGGAACCGCGCAATCGCTCGGCCTCCGATGGTGTGACTTCCTTTTCATCGCCAGCCTCCCAGGTGCCCGAAGGCCCCCGGTAGACGGCGGTGTGACTGAATCCTTTGAATCGTAGGGTCGGCATGTCTTATCCTCAGATGTTGTAGGCGTATGCAACAGCCTTGCTGGCTGCCTCAAGGCTTTGGAACACGCAGCGACGGGTGGCCACGACGTCCACGATTCCGTTTACGATTTCGCGCTGGACATCGATGGTTAGGGGCTTGTAATTCCCCATCACCGCCGCTGAACGGGACGCGATGACGTATCCGGTCTGGGTGGTCGTCGTGTTGTCATACACACCGCTGGCATTCAGATCGCTGGTCATATAATCCGAGGGGACCACGACCATCCCGCCGATGCTGGCGACCTGTCCCGTAACCACTTGGGCAGCGCTTCCGAGCTTGTCGATCGTCGCCACCTCATCCACAGCCAGAAGGTGCGTCAGGTAGTATTCGGGTGAACAGATCAGCGCCAAGTCAGACCCGACACCATGAGCGCCCGCCATCAGTGCCCGTGTGGTCAGGATGCCATTGTAGTGGTCTGTGTCCGTTGTGGCGTCTCGTGCTGCCGAGACATCGAACGCCTGGGCCCGAAGTCCGAGCCAAGCGGTGCGATGGTCCGACGTTGACAATGTTCCACCCCAACGCGAGCGCGGGTTCCAGTTGGCAACGTCGTCCTGGTGCGTTCCGTTCGTGTCACCGTTCAGAATGGCATCCTCAACGGCGGACGCGATGGCATCGGCCAAGGATGCACGAGCGTAGTCAAGGCCAGCGATGATTGAATCAGCGCTTGCATCCTCGTCAACCTGAATACGGGCTGCGAGGCTCTTGGCGGTCATGCTCACCTGGCTGGTCGTGTCATCCTGTGCGGTGATGGTTCCCCATGTAGCTCCGCTCTTGAGGTAGGGCTGGCACTGGAGGGTCAGGAACGGCAGGCGCAATTCCTTGCCGGGCATGGCGATTGTCCCAAACAGGGCCTCGACTGCCTTGGGCGTGTACATCTTGGTCATTAGCTCAGGCAGAACCAGGTCGGGTATCCACTCGGCGCCAACTCCAGCAGAGTCGGAAAATGCCCGGCGAACGTCGGACGGGGCTGATGCCATGTGCATGTTCAGCTTCGCGTCCAGCTTGGGCACGTTGCCGCTCTTGGTCATCAGCTTCGCCAGGTTGCGATCGTCGATCAAGCGCTTGAATTCGCTGTGCCATTCGCCACGGTCGGTCTCATCGGATGCCATGCCAGCAACGTCCAGGCTACCATCGGCGCCAACGAACTTGCGCAGGGTGGCTTCCTTCTCGGAGACGGTCACCACTTTGGGCGCTGACATTTCTGCAAGCTTCTGTTGAACGGCCTTGAGATCGGCGGCCTTGGCCTCCATGTTCTCGGTCAGGTCGCGGTTCGCATCGGATAGGCGCCGTTGCTCGGTTTTAAGATCAGACAGCACCTTGAGTGCATCAGCTTTGTTTTGAATGTCCATCAGAGTCTCCTACGGTTGGACGGTTGGGCTACTCGCCCGGTGTGAAGAACGCGTCCAAGCCAGATGGCTCATCAGCGGTTTGTGAATCGTTGTCTGTCCAGAAGTCGTCGACGACAGTCTGAACCTCTGGATCGGTGGTCTCGCCCATCAGCGCCAGGATCTCGTCCCGCACGATGGTGCGGAGAGTGTCAACATCCGGGGCCGCTGGTGGTGCTGGTGGTGCCGCCCGTAGCTCGGGCACTGCCTCGGTCGGGCACTGCCACCGCTTGGCACGCACGGCCAGCGCATGCGGGTTGGCTGGTATACTCACGGCCGAGACCTCCAGAAGCGAGTTGTTCTCGAAGAATTGGCCAGTGCCC